GGAGGTAGATTGAATAGTTCTTGGAGTTTTTGTGTCATGCATGTATTTACCGCTTCTGATTCTTGAAGATATCAAATTCTGTAACTACTCTGAATCGCATACCGTTGGCTCGTGCCCAGCTGTCAGCAGCAGCCCATTTTGCCATATTCATCGCTACCATGAGTTTATCGCGGTAACTCTTAGCCGATTCCATAGTAGCTTCTTTGCTGGGTTTGATTTCTACTAGTTCAGTATGTTGACGTTGGTTAGCATCTACATATACTACGATAAAATCTGGAACATATACTGTTTGTTTACCGCTAACCGGATTAAAATAAGGAATCTTCACCCCCTCGCTGACCCAATTTATCACTGCTGGATTATTATCACAAAAGCTCATAAAGGTAAATTCCCAACTGCTACGATAACTAGGTATACGTTTACCCATGTATTTTTCTGGGTTCTTTACCTGATATTTACCGCTGGCATATTTGCTCATATTATGCTAGGATCGCACGCTGGACGTATTTGTTTACTGGGGGAGTGTTGCTTATTCCTAATAGGCTGGTATTCACACGATTTTGATTCAGCAATACCGTTAGGAAAGGAGTAATTTCATCCTCTTCCTTTGTGAAGGACACAAAGAAATAGTTGTATTCGTATTGTCCCCCGCCCAGACTTACCGTTTCTCTCTTGTATCCCACTACAGATTGTATTTGTATCGCTTGATCCAGATAGGTCTTGATAATAGCATCATCTGGATTTTCCAATCCAGAGGGCACAGCAAACTCCAGATCTCCAATGGTGTCTGCATCATAATAGGCTTCACGTGTGACTGCCGACACATTGGCACTGATAGGTGCATCGTTAGCAAAATACATTGGTTCTATAGGCATTGCTATATCTTCAAGGATTGGTATGCCACTCAGTATGGCTTCACGTTGTAGTTCTATATTGTTACTGTTAAAAGTAGGATTACCATATGAGGTCTGTATGACCAAAGGTTGATCTACGGGAATTTGTTCATAATAGGATCTAAAGAATACATTGTTAGCTGACACATAGAATAATTGTCCCACCGGATATTCATTCTTATCTGCCACTATTTGATCATATGATGTATAAGTATCGATCACACTGTCAGTTGGTATAGGTGTTTTTACTTCTATTCTGCGGCCTGCTTTGAGTTTTCTAAATTCATCTACTAGGCTCATTGGCTCCAGTCCTTGGCTCAATGCTGTGTAGATCACTGTGGCAGCTAAAGCTTTGCCACTGTCCTCATCACCAGTAACAGATTGAAAATATCCTATGACCGCATCATTGACGTTGGGGCTGGTGGTGAATCTGTCTGTGAAATAGTTATTAAAGTATTCCGTTGTGGAATTTACATTGGTGCTGGCTGGAAGATTTCCGTTAACTGGCATATAGATCCTTATATTCCCGAGGTACCTTGATTGCTTGATGGAATCCGTGCATTCTGCGAATTGATATTAGTTCCAACCGTGCCGCCAGGAAGACTGTTTATGGCTTTGGCTATGCCTTGATTAACCATTCCTACTGTAGGCACAAACACAGTGCTGAGTGTGTTTTGGCTACGAAGGATATTTTTGCCTAGCTGTACCAGTTCGGCTCCACCCACAGTTTTAAGATTGGTATTTTTAAAATTATTAGCAGTGCGGAAGCCGCCCAACGCTGCTCCAAGGAAATTGCCATTTTGTAAGTTGGTAATAACATCTCCTGCTCCTTCTACCAGACCACCGGGTCCCAATATGCTAGTTGTGCCGCCACCCAATGAAGTGAGTGGACTAGGAGTTTGATCATAGTGTATGGTTCCGAATCCTAACACAGTGCCCTCACTCACTGGACCGGTAGCGTACTGCACTGCTTCGTAGGCCACTGTCATGGTGTGTTCCATTGGTACATATTCACCCGACTGATGTTGCCCATGTTGGAAACTGGTTATGGTAGGTCGTATCAAGGTATAACTGCTAAATTCTTTCTGATGTAGGCTATAGATCCTAATAGCATTGATATAGTTTTGCGTGCCATTGTTGCTTAATGGAGTATATCCCCAATTTTGTTCTTGACGTTTTTTATACTTGTGATCTTGACCATACAGAGCTTCTTGATGATCAGCGTCTCTATAATAATAAGCATAGTAACCATACCAAAAATTTCGTACTACATCAGCACTGTCATCATGAAATGTGATACTCAATGGATCATAGTTGATCTTTTCTTGTGCTATATTTTTGCGATTGTAGGCATTGTAGGTTTTTGTTGAGACTGAAAATCTAGGTAGTGCTATCTGCTTGGCCATCATGCCTATTTCAATTTGTTCGTTTTGTTCGACTTGTGCTACTACCGGATTAAGATCCATAAACACATGATAAGCAGTGCCTACCTTGGGACTTAGTCGATATAGGCTGTCAACGAAAGTACGTGAGGCATGTTGCCAGTCATGTATTTCATCACCTGTGGCAATTTGTTTTAGGAACTGATTAAAGAAGCCAGCCATGTTTCGTATCCATTTATATTATTTATCGAGATAAATTAGACGGTTTTTGCAATTACTCAAATGTCATTTGAGTAATTGCCATAAAAAAGCCCGGATTTAGACCGGGCTTTGAGGAGTTTCGTCTGGATTAACCAGTGATTGTAGTACCAAGCGTACGACCTACTGCTGTACCAATTCCTGTACCGCCCGGAGTTTGGATCGCATTGTCAAAACGTATTGTTAATGCCACTGTCATTGGTTCATTAGTAGCATAGTTTGCGTCTGCATAGTCAGTATTTGATAGATAGCAACCATATAGTTCCCAAGTTTCAAGGACTGTTGCTTCACTAGCACCGTTGCCGCCATCAAGTACTTCGAAACGTGTTAAAAATTTATAATCAATACCTGAGCTTGCTGAGGCTTGTTCCATAAAGTCAAATTGTTTCTGTAGTTGTTCACCAACACGTTTAGTGACTTCACCACCCGCGTCATCACGTAATGTGCAATTAACAACTTCCCAAGTTGGTTTACCAGCTAAGTATACCTTGCTGTTGTAGATTGGTATAATCATTTCTTCAAAGCTCAGCTTAGGACGAGTAAAGTCAATAACTTGTTTTGTCAACTCAGTTGTTGGTTGGCTAACACCAAAGTTCTCAAATGTCACGCGGAAGCGGAACTTGAGTTTAGGCATTAACAAGCCTTGGCTTGTTGCACTCTGGTTAGTACTCAAAGGTACCGTAAATTTGTTTAATGATGATGTTGCCATCTTATTTTCCTTTTAATGCTTTATAGTATTTACCTGTTTTTCAATTCAATTAAGGGAGCGTCGCCACTCCCATTAACTGCGTATATTATGCTATTGTTAGATCTGCACCAGTGTTGACAATTCTAACTGGAATATAAACAAACTCGATAGCTTTAACGGGTTTAATGGCAATATCAACATACAATTCATTGCGATCAATACGATCTGGTGTGTTGTTTGTTGTATCACATACCACTAGGTAGTCATATAAACCACGTTTAGCAACTAGATCATTGAGTACGCTCTCGAATGCTGATTTCACTTGATTACGTGTGATAGTATCATTTGGTTCAAATATAAACGGACGAGCAACTTTGTCTAATACTAAACGCAAGTACGCGACTAGTCTCGACACATTAATACGATCCATTGCACTTGTCATACTTGCACGTGTCTTTTGACCGTATGCTACTAGACCAACACCTGGAAGAACTGTTAATGGGTTAACATTATCAGCATATAATACATCGCGTAGACCAACTGTTACACCAATTGATTTAAATGTATTATTATCAGTAACATCAATATAACCAATGCTTGTAGCATTGTCAATTAAGCCACGACGTACACCAGCCGGTGCAAACCATGGATAGCTAACATTGTCACTGCGAATCATTGTGCGTAGCATCATATGGCTTGGCGGAACAACAACACTTTCGCCTGCTAAGTCTGTACCAAGACCGCTTGGGTAATAAACACCTAGGTATTCACTACGGCTAACTAGACCTTTTTCACCGTTGTCTAATGCTAGGTTAGTATTTTGTATCCAGGGTTGGATATCACTTGAATTTAATGATAACGGACTATCACCAATAATAAACGCTGTTTGTTTGCGATCATTGTTTAGTGTGATCATGTTTTGTATTAGTTCTGGATATCCCGGGCAAGCAATTAAGTTGAACTGTGTTTGTTCTTCACGTAATGATGTGCTTGACTCAATTGCAGCTTTAAGTGCTTCAACAACCACGTTACGTTGTGCCTTATGTCCAAAAAATGGGACATCATCTGAGTCGTTACCACTAGCACTTACCCAAGCAGCAACTACTGTGGCGGGTGTAGGATCATCTGCTAACGCTTGGCTGTTAAATGATTTAACATTATAACCACTGCGACGTGTGTTGAACAACAGTGTGCCACGTGCATATAGTCTGTAGTCCGGTGCATCATAATCTAAATAATCGCTGGTTAATAAATCAGCAATAGCTGGAATATCATCAACGATTGGATTTACTGTGCCGGATGTAGCCCAACGTGCATCTGCAAATAATATACCATCTGTAGTTACTTGGTCAGTATTGTCAATTAATTCAAATACTGTGCCATTATAACGATAAATCTTTGGATAGTTTTCTAAATCACCCGTGTCAATCCATAGGTCACCTTCTACCAATTGTCCGCCAGCACTTTGTTCTGTTGGTTCTGTGGCTGCTAGTATTGGACCAACTGGATCTGTAGCTGATAGGTCAAATCCACGTGCATCATTGACTACGTTTTGATAACCTTTCCAACCACTGCCATCGTTAATCATGATATCAACTTCTAATGCACTATTGTAATACCATAATGTACCATCTGTTGGATTACTAAATGGTGCAGTTGTTGAGAATGTATATGTTAGAGCCTTAAACGGGCTAGCTAGATACACACTACCTGCTGAAATTATCTGTATCTTGTTGTCAGTAATGATACCAGCTGTAGTCAATGGAGTACCTGTACCATATGTGAATTTAATAGTACCGCCAGCTAGATGACTGATACTGATAGCACCACTAGATTCGATCGCAGCAACTATATTAGGTAAATTAGCAGCTAAAATCTTAGCAACTAAAGTAGCGGCTGTAGTTCCAATTGTTGTGATCGTTGCACTTTGTGTTGTACTTGAACCAGGAACACTAACTTCCATGGTAAAGCTATCACTGGTTGTATATGTAGCTGAACCACCTGCTGTAGTACCTGTAACTTTCACTATGCCTGCTGTATTTTTGCGATATAATTTAAATGTACCTGTGGTCGTGCCCAGTGTGTCATATTGTACATACAGCGTGCCCACAGCTAGGTCGCCGCCGCCTGCTACTGGACTTAATCCAAAGATTGCAGCATTGTCGCTTGAATATAATGGAGCAGACTGTAGTACGAATGAATCTAGATTGGCATCATATTCTTTGATACCATAATTTGCACCGTTACCCGTAGCTGAGGTCTTAAACCATACAGAACCATACGGACGAGGCACTGCGTCTGACTCTCTCCAAGCTGGAGCATTTCTAAAACTGTCAAATACCACTGTTGGACCAAATAACGTTTTAGTGTTACCTGAATCGAGTGTTGCATTAAAAATACCTAAACGCATTGAGCAGTCTGTGCCGCCAATGCCGTTAGTACCACCTTTTTCAATTTTTAGTTTGCCGTCTGCTAATGCAACATTACCTGTACTTGCAGCTAGGCTGTCAACAAAAATTTCAATCTGTCCAGAACTATTTGCTCTAGCACTAACACCAGTGATAATTGAACTATTAATGTCGCTAGCTGCTGATGTCACTGTTGTACCTGTTAGTGTAACGTTTGTGCCATTTAGACGCATGGTTTGACCTATGGACAAGTTGGCTGGGTTAGCAATTAATCCAGTTATAACAGGGACTCGATCTTTCCAATCGTCGCTGCCTACCAATGCCCAAGTGTTGTCATATCCTTTTAAATATACCGGATTTGAACTGCTGGTTGTGACCACTGCATATTCACCAATTGATCCAACTGAACTGAGTGGTACAGTACCACTTACCTGAGATGTTTCTGTGATCACACGTGGAGATTGTAGGACAAAAGAATTTTCATACCACTCGTAGATACCCCAATTGGTAGCATCTGTGTCAACATCTAACCAATACGTGCCATCTGATGGAGTGCCTGTAGGACGCACACTAGTACCTTCAAGCTCTGCTAGATCAACGTCTGCACGTTGTACATAAATTTGGTTGCTAACGCCAAGTGCGCTGTAAGCTGCCAACAGGCCGTATTCATTACGCTCATCACCATGTAGTGGATTGTCAGCTGAATCAACATTGAATTCAATATTACCGTATTTTGCTACTAGATCTCTTTGGCTAGTAATGTTAAATAATTTGTTAGCATTAGCTGCTGTTGTGTAAGTAGCTAATGTGCCGCTTGGTGTTAATTTGTCTTGGGCTGTAGCAAGTAGAACGTAGGCAATTGATCCTGCCGCGGTTGGGGTATATTGACTTTCGTCCGTTACCGTTACTTCTACTCCAGGTGATATAAGTGCCATAGTATTTGTTCCTCTAAATAGGTTACTTTAAACTATTTATAATTATTTGATAGAATTAGTGGTATTAGGTGCCCTTTGAAAGGTTCGCTTGTTGCAGTAAGCTAAATACTGGTATGGAATACCGTAAAATATGTGAAATCTGTGGTAAAAAGCCGGTTGCAGTCAACTATAAGATGCATGGTCGTACTTACTATAGAACTCGCTGTGATACTTGTATTCGCAAAAAGAAAAATAAACCTGCGGCTAAACCTCGTTGGTTTTTAGAAGGCTATAAAAAGAAACCGCACTGCGAAAAGTGTGGCTTTAAAGCAAAGTATAAGGAGCAGTTATTTGTCTACTATGTTGACGGTAATTTTAATAATAACAACACTCTTAACTTAAAAACAATCTGTGCTAACTGTCAATATGAAATTGCCCGAGAGGGTTTAGGATGGCGTCAAGGCGATCTTGTACCTGATTATTAATAATATTAGCTTCAATCTGTTGATACAGTTCTTCGATAGTCCCATCGTTGTTTAACACTACATCAAACTTCTGCCCTACCCAAGCAGTTTCGCTGGCGTGAACTTTAAGTTTTTCTATTTTTTGTTTGCTTAGTGCCCAGTTCATATTACGTGCAGGACCTCGATTCATACTCACCGCCTCATCAAACCATCTAGGTTCAGGGCCTCGTTTAATACGCAT